TTTGATAGCAATTCCATAGGAATAGTAATATCAAATGTTATAATAAGAACAAATTATAAGTTTAATAGTGGCAATGAATCAGCTAGTATCACTTTTAGAAATGTTGTTCTTTATTGGGATTCTAACAATGTTGTAAATGAGTCATCGGGTTCTGCTGGTTTAAGTAGTGATAGTAATTCAGAGCATACATTAGAGAATGTAACAATATATGGATTTGAAGATGGCGATGGTATTGAGATATGGAGTAATGGAACAACATTATTAACAAATGTAGTATCTGCTGGTAATGCAATAGACTTTGATGTTTCTCATGGTGGAACATATACTCTATTAAACTGTGCTTCTTCTGATACAACAGCAGAGGGAACGGGAGCAATAGATAGCATTACACCATCAGACGAATTTGTATCTGTTACTGATGATTTTAAGATAAAATCTACTTCATCAAATTTAAAGGCTGGTGGATATGATTTAAGTGCTACATTTACAGACGATATATTTGGAGATACAAGAAGTGCTTGGGATATAGGAGCAGATGAATATGTTGCAGCAGCATCAGCACGAAGAATGATGATAATTCAATGAACAAAGAAACTAATGGCAGATAATTCAGCTTAAGAACAACAACAAAGGAGATACAGCGTGGAAAATTCAGTAAGCGAAAAAACGTGTCAAGAACGAAATCAAAGATTAGAGAATAAATTTGATGAAATGAAAAACGAGATAAAAGATGCAAGTAACAAGTTTTTGCTTATATGGGTTGGAAACGGCAAAGTAGGAGTTAAACATAAAATAGATACAATGTGGGTTTCATATTTAAACAAAAAGAAAACAAGTCAAGGAATAATGGATTGGGCGTTTAGATTAGTTGTTATCACATTGTTGGGGATTATTTTAAAAAATGGTAGTATGTAATAATCGAAGGATTAATTATGAAAAAAGTATGGGAAGAACTTGGAGATTTAAGACACAAAATCATTAATTCAAATACTGTAATAAGTGGATTAATTCCTGTGATTAAAATAGAAAAAGAAAAAATAGCGTCTTATGGGCGAAAGATAAATGTTTTAATTGAAAAAGTTGAGTTAATTGAACAAAAAGGAGAAACAAAATGAATATCGTAATTAAAATATGGAAGTTACTTCCAGGATTTGTAGGATTATTGCAACAAGTATTACCGCCATTAAAAGAAGTTGTAATTATCGTGATTAGGTTAGTCGATATTGTAACTCTTAAAGAAGGTCTTGCTGATGAAGTAATTGCTAAGGTAAATAGCGTATACGACAAAATATATGGCGCGGTTGAAAAAGTTAAGAATTTTTTGTTGGGCGAATAATGAAAAAAGCATGGATTATACTAATTGCATTATGGAAAATAATAGTATGGTTCTTTAATAAAAGTGCTGTAAGAAATGCTCAACGAAAGATATTACAAAAAGAGGTTGCTGATGCAATTAAAAATGATGATACTCGTTCTTTGCACCGTATTATGTCTAGGTTGTAGTACGACAGTTAAGGTTATTAATTTTGATGAAAGTGAATTTTATGAGACAGAAAAAGATGGAGTTAAATTTCATTGTATGAGTGATTATTATATTCAACAAATTTTAAATGCTAAGATAAAAAAGGTGAATCCATAATGGAAATCATACCACTTTTAGTTTTATCAATTATTTCTGGAATTTTTTATAGAATTGGAGGGTCAGATTTAAAAATCCCGTTTAAGACCAAATACAGGGACTTAGGCGTGCCTTTGATTGGGTTGGTGTGTTTGTATGTCTTAGTGCCTTTTAACGCCACGTGGGCTTACTGGGGAACATTTTTGGGGTTCTTTATCTTGTCATTCGGGAGTATGACGACTTATTGGGACCATTGGGGGACAGATGACGTAGAATGGTACGAATGGACACTTACAGGATTTTGTTATGGAATTTCGGCACTTCCAGTTACTATTTATACAGGAAGATGGGTTGGATATTATGTTCGTACTATTATTTTAATGTTGGCAATACCATATTCAAATAAATTAAAATATGAATGGCTCGTTGAACCGTTTAGAGGATTTATGTTTGTTATAACAATACCATTATTAATATTGTGAGGTAACTATGTTTACATTTGAAGATTTACAAGACGAAGTCAAGCGTCGTTCTACTAGGAATGAATCTGGTACAACTTTTGATACTGCAGTAAAAAATGTTATTAATACTTCTTTATTTAGATTAAGTAATGAAGCATTATGGAAAACATTAAGAAGGTCAACTTCTTTTACTACAACAGCTTCAACAGAAGAATTTGTTCTTGCTCCTCAAATATCAGATAGATTTTTTATGTGGCATGAGAAAAATGGTTATCCTTTCGTAATGACATATATTCCAGAACAGAAGTTTCTTGGTTTAGGCCTTACGAGAACAGATTCTGGTACTCCAAATAGTTATCGTATGTGGACTAATGATATGGTTAAAACACAGCCAACAGCAGCAAGTGTTATTTCAATATCTTCTTCGGCTGCTGCTGATACAAGCATAGAATGTACTGTTTTTGGTATTGTTAGTGGTTATCCAGATTATGAAGTTATTACGACTGATGCTGCAGATGGTACTACAGCTTCGGCTGGTTCTAAATCTTTTACAAGCGTTGATAGATTTGTTAAATCAGCGACATCTACTGGAAGAATTACAGCGACTTCAAATGCTGCTGCCGTTACAGTTGCAGTAATTCCAGTTGGCGATATTACTGCTGGAATTATATATAAGAAAGTAAAAATTTATCCAGTTGCATCTGCCGCTTTTACAATGAATGTTTATTATTATAAAGAACCATATCGTTTGGTTAATAATGGCGACGTGCATGAATTAGGGCAGAATTTTGATGAAGCGTTGATACTTCTTGCTACTGCTAAACTTAATTATCAACAGAATAAAGACGAGGGAGATAAATTCTTTGGTCTTTATAAAGATGAAATTAAAGTTTTAAAGAAAACTAATATTGATAAAATTGATTGGTTTCCAAATTTACAAAGGGCAAATCAATCTCGTAATTCAATTATATCTTATGCAAACTTTGGTGCGAATTTCGGTCCTTCTAGTTCAGCTGGAATTTATTAAGGAGAAATATGGCATATTCAACACAATCAGTTCCTTTATCATATAAAAAACTTAATGGTGGTTTGAACACAACATCTGGTCCATTAGGTCTTGAAGATAATGAATCTCCTGACTTACAGAATATAGACTTTGATAAGTTTGGTTCGTTCAAACAACGTAATGGATATACTGCTCTAAATACTTCTGCAATAACAGCAGATAAACAAATAGATGGATTATTCTGGTTTGAAACTCCAGCGTTACGTAAACCTATCTCTGTATGTAATGGAAAAGTATACAGAATGGATAACCTCGACGGGACATGGGATGATATTACTGGTGGAGTAAGTATTACAGCTGGAAAGCATTTTGATTTTGAGAATTTTATAAGTTATGCTTTAATGACTAATGATTGGGATTTACCTATTAAATGGTCTGGTGCTGGTGATGTAGAAGCTATGACCGTTCCTACTGGACTTACAAGAGCAAAATTTGTTACTAAATTTCAGAATTATGCGTTCTATGCTAATGTAGTCGTTAGTGGAGTTGATAGACCATCAAGATTTTACTTTTCTAAACTTCGTGATATAGATGATTGGACTGCTACAGATTTTTATGAAGTATCTATGAATGATGGCGAAGAAATTACAGGATTTAAAGTTCTTGGTGATGTATTAGTAGTATATAAAACTCATTCGATATACATTGTTACTTTTACAGGCAATGCAGATATACCTTTTGTTATAAATAAAACAAATTCTAATGTAGGGTGTATTGCTCCTTATAGTATTCAAGAAGTTAGTAATGCTCATGTATTTTTAGCTTATGATGGAGTGTATTTATTTGATGGAAATAATAGTTATAAACTTAGCGATAGAATAAATACTACAATAGCGACTATAACAAATACAGCATTACCTAATGCTGTTTCTATGTATCAAAAAACTAAAAATAGATATTGGCTTGCCGTATCAACATCTACAAATAATAATATAGTATTGACATGGGATTCATTTAATAATGCTTGGAGTAAATATACTGGTATGGCTCCTAGTGCTATGGCGACTTTTATGGTTGATGGCGTCGAGGAACGACCTTATTGGGGAGATTATTCTGGTTTTGTTTATAGAAGCGATACAAACAACGACGATTATCCTCTTAATGTAGAAACTGCTATTGATGCATATTACTGGACTAATTGGAAAAATTTTGATGACTTAACTGATTCTAAAGGAATACCTCATCTATACTTATATCATCAAGATTCAGCTAGTACGTTGACTTTTGGGTATGCTTATGACTTTAGAGTAGCAGCAGACTATACGAACACTTTTAGTCTTAACGCTACAGGTTCCCCAGATTCTGTTATTAAGAGACAAGATTTAACTGGTCGTGGTCGTACAGTAAGATTTTATTTTGGGAATAATACAGTTGATGAAAATTTTCAAATTGATGGAATTGGTATTAAAACATTATTGGAGACTAACGTATAATGTATCA